CCTCGCCATCAACCTCGTGGCGCACCATCAAAACAGGAGAGAACGCGACTTTATCGCCAATTTTCAAGCCGCCCATGTCGTCGCGTGCGCCGTTTTTCTTGAAACCACCGGGGCCGATAGCGATTACCTCGCCGTGAACCATTTCCTTGACGAATTCCTCATCAATGGGCGCTTCACCAAGGAATATTCCGCTTGCCGACATGGTTGCCTGCTTGATTTCTCGCACTGCAATGCGATCTCGGAGCATGGTTAGCATGATTCCTCCGATATAGGAGCGCCGACATCCGCGTCAGGTTGAAGCCCGGAGACTGACAGAGTGGCCTTTATCGGCGGGGTCGGCGCATTCGGTGCGTGCAGCAATTTCAAATCTTGCATCTGGCGTTCGGTCGGGTGATTCAGGAAAGCAAAGGCGACGATCTCCATATTCGGCTTGTTCTCTCCGACGAAAACCCACTTGAAACCAGATTTGAACAGAGTTTCTCCCAACGATTTCGGCGTGAATCCATTTTTGTGAGCCATGAACTCGTTGCCGTGTTCGATCATCGCGCCAAGGCCGTAGACGATATCCACGTACTTGATAGGCCCAGCCTGCGAAATATAGGCGATATCCTCGATATCTTTGCCAGAAGCCAGCGCCATGAACACATCGCGCATATTCGGTACGTGGATTTCGGCGAAACCGTCATCGGTCAGGATGTATTTGAATCCATCCAAAACCTTGGGCAAGTCGTGTCTGTGGTAATGCTCAAGATTGTGCGAGCAATACACCGCGTCATAACCCTTATCTGCTAGACGCTCCTTGATCTCAGTCGCGCTGCAAACCACGTCAGCGCCAGAGTTCGGGTCAATGTCTAACATCTGGTGTTCCCATCCAGCGAAATGCGCGGGGATTGGGATGCGCTTGTTTCCTCCACCTACATTAAGCAGCCTCATTGACAACCTCCGCAGGTTGTTCAACTTGATAGACCTTCACGGAATCTGCGAACGCTTGGCGCTCGGCGATGATCTTGTCCAGTTCTTCCTTTGGCTTGAGAAGGGTATCGTTAAAATTCCCCTCGTAGGTCTTCATGCCTGTATGGCCGAAACTCAGGTTTGGGTCAACCCAGATATCCTCGCCCATCTCGCGCATCAGGCGGCAAAATGTGGCGTCTTCGCCGTAACGCACATAGTTGTGGCGCAGGCACTCGAAAAACGCCGTATAAACGCGGTCAGGTTTCGATTGATTGGCGAGTTGGTCGATATACACGTTCTCGCTGTAGTGGTCTGCAAAGCGCTCCAGAACGTCACGCTTCAGGCGCAGGAAGCCGCCCGGTAGCAAATGGGCTTTGAACAGGCAGGAGCCGTCCCACAGTTCAACGCAGGTCTTCAGGTCTGGGATCATGCCATCTTCACCGGGAAGCAAGGCACCGGCAAACGTACCGTAAGCACCTTTCATCGGGAAGAACCCGCCAACGATTGACTGAGGGTGCTTGAGCATGCGCACCACGGCGTCAGGTTGCCATGACATATCCGAATCGATCATCAGAAGGTCGGTGCAGTCAGATTCTAGGAAGTCGGCAACGATGCTGTTCTTCACTCGGTCTATATAGCTGTCGCCCATGATGAAATGCTTTTCCCACAACACGCCAGCGGCATCCAGTGCACGGCCAATAGCAATCAGGCTGTCACAATACCGAGCGAATGCGGTTTGCATGTAGAAGGGAGTTGCGATCATCAGCTTGAGTTTCGGCATGTCTGTCTGCTTCTCGCGACGTTTAGCCCGTTGGTGCGCGCCTAATTCCGGCACGGTTTGAGGAATCTTTGCATCCTCGGCTTGTACTTCAATTACGTTGTCCATTATTCAATCTCCATTGCACTTCGAAAAAAGGCGAGGCCGAAGCCCCGCCAAACCCATCACGTTCTATTACGTTGCGCCGTTCATGCCCAAATTCAGCAAGATGCCACGCAAGTCTTTTACCGAACTGGTCAGCGCATTCACGCCGACCTGAATCGATTGGGACGTGCCGGTTGTTGCGATTGCGCCGGGTCCAACCAAGGGCACATAAGCCACGGTATAAACTTCAGACGGCGGCGTAATCGATGCCCCGCTGATGTTCATGTAAGTGATTGCCACGGTCGAGGCTGCTGAGACGCGAGCGCCGGTCACGATCAAACCAGGCGTATGCGACGGTTTCGACACGAGGGCCGAAGTCGACGCACTTGCCAATAGATTGACGGTAAATGTTTGCTCTGCCGAAGTGCTAGACGCTACCGCAGTGGTCGATGTGATCGTTGCTGTAGTCACTACAAGCGGCGCTTTGGCGTTGGTGCGCAATACTGATATTGCGTATGTTTCCGCTGTGCTGGTCACTGCCGAACTGACGTTCATCAGGTCGATTGCCACGTTACCAGCAGAGGAAACCCGATAGCTTACAGCGCCCAAACCAGCCTGATAACTCGGCTTGGAAACACCACTAATTACATCGGTTGCCAACAGGCCAGTAATTGCCGTGGTCGCTTCAGCGGTACTAGAAGCAGCGACAGCGGTGGATGCTTGTTGCATGTTGTACACCAAAGCCGCGCCAGCAGGGGCCAATGTCGGCACAAAGGCAAATGAGTAGGTTTCCGCAGCGGTCGGAGTGATCGCACCGGAACTTACGTTTGCAAATGTGATAGCCACCTGACCGGGGGCAGACACGCGGCAGTTACCAATTGCCAAACCAGCCTGCAAAGTCGGCTTGTTGACGATTGGGAAAGACCCCATAGTGGCACCGGGCACGGAGAAAAACTGTTCCGTAGTGGTTGTGGCAGCGCAGACCCCTGGAGTCAGAGCAGTCGTGACAGTGAAGTTCGAACTAATCCCGATAACGTCATAGGTTTCTGCCGAAGTCGTCACACTGCCGGAACTGGCATTGATGTAACCGATGCCGATCTTGTTCGCTGCCGATACACGATAGCTCGCAACGCCGATACCGCCTGTCTGAGTCGGTTTGTTGACCGCCACCACGTCAGTGGTCAGCAACCCCGTACAAACGGTTGTAGTGACCTCTGCGGAGGTTGTCGCGCCAACTGCTACCGTGGCATTGGTCAACTGATATTTTGTCAGCAAACCAGTGTCGAACATCGTACCAGCGATAAGATTCGCGGGGCCAACATTGGCTTGCGCAACAGGCGTTTGCCCGTAGAGCGATACCAAGTCAGTCGCGCTTGTGCCTAGCACCGTACCTTGACTATTACCGTCAGATAGTTGCTTGGCTGCTTTTTGTTGAAATGTCATGATATTTTCTCCTGAGGAAATAGGTTATCGGTCGATTAGTTAGTCAACCGGCATCCGGTTTCCTCGTAAAAAGTAGTTGTGCCATAGAGCAAATCAACACGGCATGGCTCAACATCGTTTTGGATGTCGTACGCACGCAAGATACGCAGCGACAGCCCCTTGTACTCTTCGCTCGCGCCGAATACTTGGTTAGCAGGTACGTTCATTGGCACGGTGACGAGGCCGAAGGTGTCACGCACAAAGCCGATGTTATTCGCATAGGTTGTGCTTGCTGTGCCGGTCTTGACCACGAGAGCAGCGCCGGATGCTGGAGCGTTCGACACGTTCTGATAGGCACCAGTAGTAACGATTGCTGGGATGATTTGCAACGTCGCATTGCCGCCGCTGTCCGAGCTTGCCGTTGCCGATAACGTGAAATTCTTCAGCGTTCCGGTAGATTGACGGTTTTTCGGGTTGACGTTGAAAACACCAGCAATGGTGAACACGTCGCCAACGTTCAACAATCCTGTGATGCTCGCTGTCCATCCGTTCGTTACCAAACTCGATCCGGTTTGACCAGCACCGTTCGTAACGCCAGAACCGGCATAAGCACCGACTGTCTGGTTTTGGACGTTCTGATCTTGGTATATTTCGAAGTTGGCAATGTTGGCGAGATAGCCCTTCAATGCTGGCTGTGCGACTGCCTGCACGTACAACCCGCTCAAACCTGACGCCATCGACCAGTAGGCCGCAGGATTCAGGATCAAGCAACGCTCTTGAGGCGCTGCATTTTCGTCCATGCGCTGACCGACTGCTGCGAGTGCTGCGAAGTTCGCTGGAATCGTGCCGGGAGTGCCGACGATGTTCGATAC